CATCAGTGGTGTGTCTCGCTGTCCAGTTCCAATATGACTACCGTACCGTGGCAATCGCGTGCGTCAAAGATAATGCCATCGCATTCAGTGCAATTGATCGTGCCACTGTTAGCCTCAACGACCGCATAAGTGGCCTTGCCGCAGATGCCGCAATCGACTTCATCTTCAAAGAATAGCACATATTCCATCGTGTGACATTATCCGCAAAACAAAAGGCGGTCAATGCCGCCCTTTGCTTCCCCTATTGTTGAACTGGGTTTTCTATCACTCCCGACCCGTGACATACATCGCAATCATCTTGCACTTCGCTGCCACAAGGGTCATTGGCTCCGCGCTTGCCCACCCAATAAACAAGCCAGCCATCGCCCTGACACTCAGGGCATTCAATATCATCCACCGAACCGCACCATCAAAGCCCAAATGTTATAATCGCTGGTGATGGCGTTAGTGCCAAACGTAATGACCAGCGCGGTCACAAACAGCATTCCAATTATATCCTTAACCATATTAGACCCCCAACACGCTATGCCCGCGACCCCGCAAGCAATCATTAAGCCATTTGATTTCCGCACCAAACTGCAAAGGCGATAACGCTTCTTTGACTAGCTGGCGGCACTCAGTTAGGTCACGCTGATATAGCTGCGCCTTATCACCGCTGACCCGCAGATCAGCGACCGGCGTATAACTACAACCGGCAACCAATACTGCTATAACGAAAAGGCGGGGCATTATGCCACCGCCGCGTTGTCTGGAACCAGCGTCACATAAACATCTTTGTGAATTGTTAGCTGCTCTTGATTGCCAAGATTGGCAGAACTGTCATTCACATATTCGCGAAATGCAACAACCGCTGTGCCAGCTTGAACATCGCGTGAATATTCCGCAGTGATGACGCCCTTGCGGTACATATCAACTTCGATTTCAAACCGATAGCTGTCCAGTTCATCCCAACGATTTGAAACCCAACCATAATTTTTTACTGTGTTAGCCATTTTGCAAACTCCCGTTTTGCTGTGATAATTAAAAGTCGTATCAGGTTTATTAACACCTGTCTACACCTTTTTACACATCCGCACCAACTTTTTTTAATTCGGCGATCACATCTGGCCGGTTTTGCTTATAAAAGGTACGCATTCCATCACTCAGCCTTTGCCATTGATCCAGCGTGATCATCTTGCGCTGCGGCGGTGTCCATTCACTAGATTGCCCATTAAACGGCTTAGAATGGCCTGTGACGCGCTTTGGCTTCTTTTTGCTATCTCTTATGCACCAGTTCTGCCAAAAGGCTGTCAGGTCGACATATGCGGCTTTGTTGCCGTTCTGTTTATTCCACAAGCGAATTGACTCTAGCACTTCGGCTGCATCCAATCCTTTGCTTTGAGCAAATTGGCGATCAGCTTCATCAGGTTCCCAATCAACAACTTTGGTTTTCCCCTTATTTCTTTTTAACGGTTCTTTAATGGTTATGGGTGCATCTGGTGCAGGGGTGTCCTGCATCTGGTGCAGGGGTGCAAGATATGCAGGGGTGTATTCTGTTGACCTTCCAGACCGGTGATTTCGGATCAAAAAGCCGCCATCTTCCAGCTTTTTCAACTTCGCCCGAACGGTGCGTTCCGCTGCGCCGGTAACGTGGCAAATATGCCCGACAGACGGCCAAGAAACGCCCCTTGCATCATTGTGGTGGTTCGCAACTACAATCAAAACCAGCTTTGCCAGCGGGTCTTGAACAGGCGCATCCATCGCCCAATCCAGTGCTTTAATGCTCATCGTGCAAAATCTCCAAAGTTAAGGCCGCATAGCCGATAATATCCAACAGACTGTCAGCGTGGCTGCATTCGCTGTTTGCAAGCCGTGACAGCTTCATAGCAATCATCATCGCGCCAAACTGCTCCGGCGTAACGTCTTTGCCGACCACCATACTCATCATCTGGCTGGTTTGCGTCCAGTTTTTACGCAGATCGCCATAAGACGCACCGCGTTCGTTTAATATTAGCTGCACCTTTTCCAGTGCTTCAGATCGTTTCATCAAATTCCCTCACAATATGAAATTCATCAATTGGCACTTCAGCCATCAAGCCATAATCGCGTTCAATGCCGCGATCCCGTCTGCCGCCTATCGTTGTGGCAAAATCCACCTTAAAGCTGCAAGCCCCGATGCAGTCAGTCCAGCGCACAATTAAAAAAGTCGGTATGCCGGTTTCAAACGCGACTTGCCGCGCATACATCATCTTGTGAAGGTGGATCAGTGACGTTTTATATCGTGTGCGTTCAAATGTCCTGCACTTGACTTCAGCAAAAGCCTCGATCTTGCCTTGTCTTGTTAGCGCAAAGTCAAGCTGGCAATACTGCGGCAACTTGACCGGTTCGCATTTCCACGCTGTGCCGATTTCACTTATCGTCAGCAATTCCATTTTCAGATTGTGTTCGGTTTCCATTATCTGTCAAAAGTTCCCTTCGGAAAAAACGGTATAATATTAGACCGCTTGTTTGTGATCCGCACATAATCGGCTTCGCAGATAGCTAAAGGATCGGGATTTCCGGTATTGCGTTCGTAAATCCACACCTTTACGCCGGTTCTGCCTTTGACGATGTTAACGGTCAAATCTTTCACATCAATCCAAGTTTCGCTTGAAACCATAGTATATTCGCGGTCGCCAACCGTCTTTTTGCCGGTATCGTCATCCATTTAAATGCTCCCGAATAATCATCATCGCGGTGTCCAGATCAGTTTCAACGGCATATCGCCAATCATACTGTTCAGCCGAATCTTCATTAGGCGACCATCCAGCCAGCCCAACAATAGCCGCCACTGGCAAGCGCACGCGGGTTTTCATCCTATCGAGCCGGTAAAACAGCACTGGCAGTTTTTCGGCCACCGCAGCGGCTGTGCAGACTTGTGACCACCAGTCGCCAGACACGCCAGCTTTGTATCTTTTGCACTCAATCACAAAAGGAAAATCACAATCAGTCGTGACCAAATCGCCAAGATGCGCTTGCCGCGTTTGATCCAATTCCCGCACAAAATTCAACCCAAGATGGTCAAAAAGTTCTTTAGCTATCTCATATTCATAGCCGCGACCTTTGTTTCTTGATTTTGATCCAGACATAGCTGCCCCCGTTTCAGTTGCCCTAGCATTGCCCAAAACGATCATATCTGTAAAGTGAAAAAATACCTGTTGCATTTTGGGAGCGATCTGCGCTAGGGTGTTGTTATGAAAAAACGGGAAATCAGTGAACTTTGGAAAACCGCAGGGTTTAGCCATTTATCGGCCAGCCAGCTATTACGCTCGCCAGCAAAATGGATATTCGACTATCTGCACCTAACATCAGACGAACGCCGCGATATTGGCGTTGGTGAACGTGCTGCAATTGGCACTTCAGTGCATACGGCAGTGCAATCTATAGTGTGCCACGGGGCTGATATCGATGAAGCCATTGAAGCCGCGCAGCTTGCCTTCGACTTTCACCCAGCCGATGAAGACGATGTGCTGCGTGTGAAGTTTCGTGAAGTTATACCGGCTATGGTTCATCAAGGCGTGAATATTTGTGTTGAAAACGGGTTTACCGGCGCAATCGATGAAGAACGCATTGAATGTTGGTTAGATGATGTGAACGTGCCGATCTTGGGCTTTGTCGATTTGCTTGTCGAAGGCTCAATGTTTGCCGAAATGAAAACGAAAGCACCGCGAAAAACAAAGCTGTTAAAAGACGGTTCGCAGGGCTGGGCAAAGGCCACACTGCCTAAAAAGCCGGAGTTTGCACATATCTGCCAAGCTGCTATTTACTGGCACGCCCTGCGGGTCACGCCATCAATCATTTACATAGCAGAACACGATGCGGTAATTTTTAACGCTTATAACTGTGAAGAACTGCAAGCCGATGGCATCAACAACGCGCTGAATGAAATGCGGCAAAAAGCATTGATCCGGCAAAATCTATTGCGCGTCAGCACTGATCCAAAAGTGCTGGCCTCAATCACCGACCCAGATTGGGGTCATATGTATCAGTGGAAAATGAAAGATGAGTGGTTAGAAAGGGCAAAAGACCTATGGAAAATCTAAAACTGCACGCGGCGTTGGCCGATGTTAGAAAGGCGGCATCTGTCGGCAAGTCTGGCAAGAACCCGATGTTCAAATCAGAATATTCAACTCTTGGCGATGTGCTGACCGCGCTTGATGTGCTGCCCGAATATGGGCTGTCATTTGCACAATATTTCCAAGACGGTGCGCTGGTGACGACTGTGGTGCATTTGGAGACTGGCGAAAAGATCAGTAGCTTTTTGCAGATCAGCCCAGAAAAAGACACACCGCAGTCATTCATTAGCTGCGTGACATATTTCCGCAGGGCAAGTTTGTTGACGATGTTCGGATTGAATGCAAACGATGATGATGGTAATCTCGCAAGCGGTGGTGGCGCGTTTCCCTCCCGTTCGCAGCCTAAACCAAAGGCACCGGCTGTCGCATCCACTCCGGCAGTCGGTGCCGCCTCCAACGATGTTTTAGCTGAAAAATTAGATGCGTGTAAAAGTGTGCGTGATGTAAACGCGCTTTACACAAAGCTGTATGGTGCCAGCGGCATAAAAGCACCAGCCGATCAAATAGCAATGTTTTCTAAACGGAAGGAAGAAGTGCAAAATGACTGAATATGACAACACCAATCGCGGCGCGATCTTTAAGAACAACGACAAGACCGCCGAAAATCAGCCAGACTATACTGGCAAGATCAACGTGGATGGCGTTGAAAAGCGGATTGCGCTTTGGATACGCGAAAGTGCAGCGGGCAATAAATATATGTCAGCCTCGATTAGCGATCCAATGCCACCAAAAGAACAGGACGCGCCACGCGCCGAAAAAATGCAGCCTTTAGAAGATGCGATCCCGTTCTAAAAAGAAACCAACATATGCACCGGCCTCTAATGCTTTGGGTCGGTGCGTATGGTGCGACAAGACCCTGCGCCTCAGTGACCCAAATTGGATCGTTGATGGCGGCAAACAAACACTGCATCTTGGATGCTTTTGGGAAAGATTGGATATATTAAATGCAAATCGAAAAGAACGTGCCGGTTCCACCAGCGGGTCGCAGCAAGATTGAAATCATCAATGATATGGAAATTGGTGATAGCGTGCTTTGCGATACCTATGAAAAGGCAATGTCGCTGCGTGATGCGCTGCGCTATCGCGGCCTAAAATACACCACCCGCAAAATGAATGACGGGTGGCGGGTTTGGCGGCTTGATTGATGGTGCCAACAAAACAGGAAATTCTTGACGCGCTAAAAATATTAACCGTTGAGAAAGAAAGCGATGCACTTGGCCGCAAATATAGCAACCGCAGCCTTCGCACCAGCGTCATCAGACCAGTCGTCAAAGGTCAGTTCAAGAAACGTGGCCGCAGATATCAAGTTTAGCGGCTTCGGTCGCTTTACTTTTTTGCCTTGAGGCTATCGACAACGCCACCACCAAAGTAAAAGCCCAGAATGATCAGCATCGCATAATTGATGCTGAATTGTTCCATCACCTTTGTGACTGCATCTGGGTCGCCTTGACCGCTTATTGTCATCGACAAAACGATCACATAACTGCCCAAAAAGGTCGCCCCAAACATCAGCGCAAGATAACGCTGCGCGATCTTAAACGGCGCATATGCACCCATTAGGTCAATCTTGGCCTTGCTTTTAGCCGCAATTTCTTCTTCGGTGCTGGTGTGCATATCGTCAATCAGCTTCATACCTTGGCTGATAACGCTATCTGACCCTAATATCTTGCCCAATACTGCTAACATTCGATTGCCCTCATTCTATCAATTAACCGACCAGCGCGGTTTGGCACTTGCCTTGCCCATTTGCTGTCGGCCATCTGGGTTGCCGCTTCATCATAATCATAATTAGCTATAGCTGCACGCAGCTTGAGGAAACGCCCAAGGCGGTTTCTGCCCAGATTAAACGCCATATTTGCCAAGATTAGCTGACATTCTTCCGGCAAATCATCCCAGTTTTCAAACAAGGCGCGGCAATCTTCTACAGTGACTGCAATATCAAGCGCAAATAGCTGCCGACAGCGTTCCGGCGTAATCTGCGTGCCGACAGGTTTGCCGTGTTCTGCGTCAGCTTCGCGGATCAAATGCCCGATGCCCACAGTGGGCAAGCCCAGATGATCCAAATATATATCTAGCCGCACGCCCTCATCGCTGGCTATTTCTTCACGCAATTGATCCAAATTCATCGCCTCATCTCCAAAACGTAATTAACCGCTTTATGCCAGCTTTCAATTTCCGCTTCAGCCGTAAACCGCGATGGCGGCAATCGCTTCGTACTTTGTAAGCACAGTTTTGCGGTGGGCAAGAACAAACAACGTCTGTGCGATGGATCACCGGCAACCAAAGCATATATGTCAAAATCCCTTGGACTGTGCTTGCGCTTGACTTTGCTGCCGTGCGAAAGCTGGAATTGATACGATGGCGAATGGTTTGGTCTTTTAATAAGAGACGCAGTTTTAACTTGCACAGACAAATAGCTATCAGCATCAAAAGCCACCAAATCGACAGCCGTTTGCTGACACAGTGAAACTTTATGTGTTCCAATCGAGATAATAGCCGCCGCAGCAAGATATTCCCCCATTAAGCCAATTGTGACGGCACTATTTAACAATTACACCAGCCGCTGCTGTCATTACGCCGATAAACAGCCCAATAATAACCACAACCAGCCCAACAGCAATAGCCCCTATTTTGAAGTTTTCGATCATCTCTTGAGTGCGTTCGCGTTCCATTTTGCGCTGTGCTGCACGCGCTTCTTTGGCTTGCTGGATGCGCTTTTGCCGTTCTGCCAGTATACCAGCCCAAGTGCCGTGACCAAATCGGAAATCAACCATCCGCGCAACTTCGGCAATCTGTTCGGCCGCCAGCCTTGCATCGATCATTTCCTGCGCCACAGACTGCACGCCAAACTGGTCGGCTAGTCCAACGCCGGATTTCTTGTTGCTGGCTTGCTGCACCTGTTTTTGGCCGGTAAATAGGGCATCTATCTGACCGGCAATCTGCCCAATATCTTGTGCAGTGGATATGTTGCTTTTTATGAAATCGACTGATTGCTTTACAAGTGCTATGCCAGCCAGTGCGGTGCTGATAGGTTCCAAGATAGCTGACCTTCTTTAAGAAGCTGACACCGCCACTGCTTCGGCATCAAGTTTGCAATCTCCCCAATATCCCGCGACATTTCAAAAGCGCGGCTGCGGCAAAGCTGCCTTGTTTCGCTGTAAATTATTGAATGAAATTCGATGCAATTTTCTGGTGCGCCTATTACGCAAGCTAGAACAATCGCTTTAAACACGACCAGTTAAGCGTTTAATGGTGTCTGTTTCCCATATACGGATCAGCACCCAAACGCCCGTAAACAAGGCCACAATGTCGGGCATCATACCAACCCACGCGGCAAATGTGCCTGTGCCAGCCGCAACGTCAATTATAACCTTGTTTTCTTCGCTCATTAGATCGTCTCCGGCCAGTCATTTATGGGCGCGTTGCCAGTTGGCATATCGTTAACCATAGGCACATCATATAATGCCATAAATGCAGTCAAATCACTAGCCGCTGTGATGGCTGCTTCGATGTTGTTGCTGGCTGTGCGTACTGCGGCGCGATATGTGGCAACGTCTGTCGGCAATGAATAGTCTGCAACCTCAGATGCCTTGATAACCATCCAATCAGTCGGGGCTAGTAAACCGCCAGCCTGTGCCTTGACTGTGGCAATGGCATTTGACTTGAGGCCAAGCGTCACGACCTGTTCGCCGTCTTGCATTAGCGGGTCGCCGTTCTCGTCAACCTCGTTCACGTCATCCAATGCTTTAGGCACACCGGCTGACCAGTAAAACCGACCATCGAAGCTGGCTGCGTCATCTTCCCAGACAAGCCCCTTGGCTGCTTTGGTTGCGTCATCCCACAACATCCAGTTGGATGGGTGCTGTATTCCGTCATTATCTGTCCACGCCTTACCAGCGCGGATAATACGACCTGAGTATTTGTATGCCATTGGTATCTCCTATCTGGCTGGTGAAAATTTGAAGGGCGTTGATGCGAAAGAAAGAAAAATATGATTCGCGCCACTGGTGTTCAAATCGCCATATGTGTTTCTCACTTTGAATCCGTTTGATAAAAAATCAATTAACAATGAAGAATTGTCTGCAAACTCAGCATCATAACCATTGGTAATAATACCATCGTTAACTACATTAAAAGTTGACCTTTTGTTATCAAAAATCCACCAATTTGTACCACTAGCATCAGTGCGTTTTATCAGCAAAAATGAAGGACGGTGTCCTGTGAAAACAAACACGCCATCGCTGCTGCCGTTGCCGGTGTAGGAACCCGCCTTAATGATGTCGCTGTTTGCGAAAAAGTAGGCTACAAATGTGTCGCTTGTTCCTGTGCTAAATGATGAACCCCTTAAACCAACGACTGAACTTGTGATGCCACCACCCCACGTTCCGCTTCCTGTTATTTCCGCTGAGGTATCATTTAACTTTAAATACCTATCTGTGGGATGAGATAAATCGGTGTGCCAAACCCACCAAAAATCACTAGGGTTCCTTCTTTTGACAATCACCATTGACGGTGTTGTACCCAAACCGTGACCAAAGCTGCTATCAACGCCAGTTGCAACGCCAGTAAAGGTTGCTATAGAAAACCCTGCGTCAGTATTCGCAGAAACTTGTGACGTAATGCTGCCATCAGTATTGCTGACCGCTGTGCCACCAGCTTTCCAGTTCCAAGCTACATAGTTTATGCCTGAATTGTTTGTGTCACCATTATAAGTTGTGAATGTAAACCCATCTGTATCAAATGTCCCAACACCCCTGTCTGTGTATTCTGCAAGCGTTTCATTAGAAAACAGGGTCTTGGTTCCACCACGGACACTATCATTCAATATGTGATTATACGCACCAGAAGACCGGCCTTTTATCCAAACAAAGTTTGGTTGAAAATTCACAGAGGACACGCTTCTTGGATTTGCCCCATCACCAGTATAAAGCACCGTATTGAAATGCTCAGACCCATCCACAATCGTAGGCGTTGGAAGATTGCTGGTCGCCAAGGCTAAAAAACCAGACGGCACCGGATGTTTGAAATCACCCACGCCGTTGGCATCTGTATTGCCGCCAGCGGTTGTTGCGCCAGCGAAGGTACTGTCTTGACCGAAGTTGGCTATAATTCTGCCAGAGTAAGATGTCGCTTGGTCAATAAATACTGCCGCAATAGCCTCATCTGCTATACTGGTATGCGTTGCATTTGTGGTTGTTCCAGCTTCAATCTCAGCAACTGTTGCTGAGTTATCCCAAATTCCGTTCAAGCCTGTCCACAAAGCATTAGCACTAGCGGAGTAGGCAAACATAAGTATATCACCAGCACCACCGCTATAGTTCTTTGTATATACGCCTGTGTTGCCAGTGCTTCCAATGTTTGCTGTTGCAGTAGCCACGCCAACATTAAAGTTTTGTGTGCCACCATCAACCCTATAAGCCTCAAAATAAAAGTTCTGAGACACAGCAAATGTTGAACGGGTCTTTTGTGTAACTGACCCAGTAGAACTACCAACCTTTAAGTTGCCCTCAGAAAAGTTAGATGTGCCTATATTGTCTAGTGGATTAAGCGTAGCAAAGTTATTCGTTGGACTATCCGGCACATAATCGTGCGCCGAAATATTATTGGCAGTCCAGTTGTTGCCGTTGCCGCTGGCATCGTTGGTGTTGCCGTTGAAATCGAGATGGAAACCGTTTGTGCCGTATGTGCCAGCGTAGGGAATTGGCCGCCAATAACCATCAATGGTTTCGCCAAAGTCAGTTGGGTCTAGGGCTTGACCGTCAATGAAGTAGATGTCGGACATATAGCCGTCAAATTCTAATGATGTTCCAACCCTATTAGCTATGTTATGCTCAATGGTTTGGCTGATAAAGCCATCATAATTTTGTGACGGATAGGTAGCCGCACTAAAACTTGTTACTCTTTCACCATTTATATATAGCCTCATTCTGTCAGTTGAGGTTGCATTGGTAGTGTCAATAACAGCCACAATATGATACCAAGCAGAAGGGTCACGAAATACAGCACTTGTTTCTATTTCAGCAACACCACCGGATGCCAAAGTAAGTCGTAGTTTGTCACCCTCAAAGGTAATGCCATCAAAAGTTGGATTTATTGCAGAAAACAATATCTGCGACCCGCCAAAATTCCCAATCTTGACCCACGCACTCCAAGTCCAAGTCTTGCGGTTGCCAGCAGCAGCCGGAGTCCAGCTTAGATACTGGCTTTCGTCATCGTT